TTCCCAAAGAAATGCTCGAAAACCATCTCTAATATGCTGCGCTAATATCCAACTTTTATTTCTAGGCTTATCCTTGGCATCATGCCACAATCCCTTCAAGAACTCATTGATAGCCCAGTGAGTACCTGCTTTAAAAGCATCCTCCAATTCGGGACTTAAAGACATACGTCCGTCTCTACCTATAACTGTGCAATCTCTATCTGTACCATATTTTTCAGCTGCTTTTTCTATCTGTTTGCCTGTTATCATAAACTTAGTTTCTTAAAATGTGAACACTTACAACCTTGTTGACCGCATAAGGTTGCGACTTATTGAACTCTTCCACAAACTTTCTCTCCATTTCATCGGGAAAGATTGGTTTTCTTGACTTTGGGAAGTAGAGGGTGACTTGTATTTTCGTGCCCCCCTCTAATGTCAAGATTGCTCTTCTTGATTCTTGCTCTATTCCAAACATAGGCTTAGTATTTATATCCATGTTTGTAGTCTCTGTATTCGTTGTACTGTATCTTTAGCTTGATGTGCTCCAAAAGGTCTATGTTTCTTCTGTGCGCTAGGGCGAAGAGGTAAGCTAGGACTTCTTGTAGTTTGAGAACCACAAGCCAAGCAGGAGAGTGTGCGATGTCGCTCCACATGATAACCTGAATGAGGAAGAAAAGGTCTTCGGTGAGAGACCCTTGAAGCTCTATTCTGCCAAGTTCGTAGTTATATTTGAAAATCTCGTCAGAGACGATACGACCTTGTTTCTTCTCGTTGAGAAAATAACCTATCAGTGACATCGTGCGGATGGCGATGTCTGCAAGCTCTGATTCCACGGTGTCTAGCAAGGATTCCTCATAGGCATGGTCTGATGATGTGTCTAGCCATGCCTCGTAGTCATTGATAGTACCATGCTTGTCCTTGCGGTCTGACTGAATGGCTTCTCCCATTTCTGTAACAATCATCATCAAACAGTGGGAGATACTTGTGCCCTCTGGATAAAAGCCTTGTTTCTTGGCTGTTTGGTAGGTTTCTTTGGTTAAGGTCTCCAAGACCTCGTTTGTAAGTTTTTCCATATTGTTTATGATTTTGGTTCTTTGATAGTGAATGCCACATCGTTGAGGGTTCTGCACCATTCCAACTTGCCCTCGCTAACCAGTTCGTTGATGGCTGCGTATGGGTTGTGACATCCACGGTTGATTATCTCTGATGTGAGGACGTGTGGCGGAACGATGTGCGCCTTCTCACGCTCGCCTTGAAGTTCTCTTACGATGCTTAGTATCTTTTCCTTCATTTGGCGATGGTAAAAATGAAACGTGGGTTACTTCCTTTTGAAACATCAACTGTTCGTACATTCCGTTAAGGTCTGTCTGATACCATTTTCCATCTATCATCGTTCCTATGATTGGGATGCCTTTGTACCACAAGACCATTCTCTTATATTGAAATAAGGCTTGGTGCTCACGGCTGATGCGTTTCCCTACCTTGATATATCCGAATATGTCCATAGGCTAGAATAGCGATAGTTGACCGTTCTTGTCGTGGTAGTAGTTGCCGCTTGGGTAAAACAGTTCCTCGAACATGGCGGTGAGACAGTTTGTTACAATGGAGTTCCCTGCAAGGGCATATAGTTTGCTCTTGCAGATGATGGGTGAGCCATCTTTCTCCTTTGTGAAAAGTCTGTCGATGTCCTCATCATGTACTCCCATCAGTCTGAAACAATCCCTCGGGGTGTATTTTCTGATTTGGATGGAGTATTTCTTTCCGTTGTTGGCGGTTACTTCGATTTGTTTACTCATAAGCGTTTGGCGATTAAAAACATTGGAACTTGACCTCCACCATGCCCCATTCCTGCATTGAGGGTTGGAGAGATACCCTTGATAGAATAGACTCGCTTTCTGATGTCGAATGCGCCTGGAATATTGAGGTCTGCTAGTTTTATAATTTTGTCACACATTTATTTATAATAATTACATAGCAATCTGTATTACCTCCGCTGCCTGTTGATGTATGTATGGTATTAGCTATATTATGCACAGGACGTTTAATGATTGCTCCAGTTTTATCTCTTGTGTAGCCTAAAAAACGTTTCATAATTTCTTGACAATTAACACTGCGTTGGCAGCTCCTCCTACTGTTCGGATGTAGTTGGCTAGACTAGCCTTGTAGTAACTGGTTCGTATGCAGCGAGATTGTCCCACCGAATCTGGGTTGATAAGTAACTTTCTCATTTTGCTCTTTTGATTATCAGTACCCCCCCCTTCGGATAATGTCCAGTGTCTAGCATGTTTGCTAGGCTTATACCTTCGGCAAAGGATGACGTGATTGTCACGCTGCATCCATCAGCAGTCCTTGGTATTGAAATCTTCGGGATAGAGTTTCTTGATTGATTCATTGATGTCTGTCTTTGTTAGGTACTTTTCCAATAGGTTGCTGGATAAAAAGTACTCTGGTGGCACATCATCCTCCAAGATGTCCTCTACCTTTGTGGTAAGTGGTATCGGTGAGGGGAAATGATACTCTGGATGAGGGTCTTCCTCCGTCCTTAGAATGGAGAAAACAAAGATGCGCTCTCTGTTCTGCGGTATTCCATAGTCCTTGGCATTTAGCACCTTGTAGAAGGAGGTGTAACCGAAGCTCTCCAAGTCTTTGAGGTATTTGAGAAAGTAAGGTAGCATCTTCTTGGTGAGAAGTCCTTTCACATTCTCTAGCATGACATATTTTGGATGCTTTGCCTCTAGCATTCTGCGCTCTTGGAAAATGAGGGAGGAGCGTGTTCCACTTCCTTCCTCTGCTCCTTGGCGAAGTCCTGCCATAGAGAAGTCTTGGCACGGTGAAGACCAACTGATGAAGTCGAAGTCTGGCACTTCATCCCAGTCAACCAATGCGATGTTACCGAAGTTTGGTGCATCCCATCCGTGGAGAAGTCGATATGCTTGTATAGCTGACGGCTCTATCTCGGAAATGCCCACCACCTTGAAGTCGAAATCAGGGTGTTTCTCCTTTAGATACTTAAAGGCAAGAGACTGACTGCCATATCCAGCAAAGGCCTCGAACACTCGAAGTGGATGTTGTTTGTTGTACTTGTTTGTTGGTATCATGTCTGTAAATAGAAATGCGGTTTATGGTTGCCAAAGGATTCCGAATTTGCTAAGATAGCCACTTTTGTAATAATTTACAAGTGAAATTCTTGCTGAGGATAATGGATTCTTCTTTACCAAGTCTATTAACCCTTGAAGACGTTCTTCCTCTTCCTCGTAGGCTGTACCTGTTTGGAATCTTAGTTTCTCTTCTCTCGTCTTGGAAATGAGTTTACTTATAGAAGATGACTCTTCGGTTGGCTTAGAGGTTTCTGGTGGTGCCGCTCCTATAAGTTCGTCTTCCCATGCCCTTTGGTTGAGGAACGTCTGGAAGTTCTTCCTATACTTCTTGTCTTCCGTTGACATGACGTATAAAGGTATGTACTCGGTAGCTGCCTTGCGGTCTTTGAGGCTCATGGAGTTCCATTTCTTCTCCAGTTTGTCCTTGCATCCTACCTTCTTCTGATAGAGATTCCAAGCGTTCTCGAAGGTGTATTCATCCTTTACTTGCTTGGGCGGTTTTGTGAAGCGATAGCCTTGAAGGGTGAGATATTTCAATACTTCGTCTAAGTTATCGTCAACTAGTATTTTCAGATTAGCCTTGACTAGTTCATTGATGTAAGATACATTGCCTGTCATAGTTCTCCGTTTAGATATTGTTCGATTGCTTTCATAAACTCATCCAGTGAGCGGATGATGATGTACCTGCCTCCGTTCTTCTCCACGGATTCTTGGAACAGGACTTGCTCTGGCGATTGCTTGCCCTTGGGTGTCTTGTTCTCGATGCAGAGATAACCGTGGAGGGAGTTTGGTTTGAGAAGAATCATGTCGCTCACCCCAGGCACCAGTCCTTCGTCCTTTAGCCAGTCGGTTTGCTTGGCGGTGCGTTTAGTTCCATTTGGAACAGAAAAGAAAATGTGCGAGAGGTCAGGATGCTTGGCTCGCATATACCTAACCTCGGCACATTGCATGTAGTGTTCCTCGTTGAGGGATTTCTTGCGTGGTTTCTTCTCGATTCCCTTCTCTTGCATTGCAAGGAGTTCTGCGAGTGTTGTCATGTTACCAGTCTGTTGAGAATAGGTCTTTGAGAGATTCCTCGCCCATGATGGCGATTGCTTTGTATGCCAACTCCTCGGTTTTGAAGTAAACCATTGATGAATAGCAAGGGTCATCAATGTTGTTGTGAACACTGAAATTCAAAAACTCTTCATCATCAATTTTGTCTATTACATCACCACCATTGAAGGCAATATAAAATTTGTCTTCCTCGGTATCGTAAAAGTCGGGCTTCCAACCATCGTTGAGGTACAGGGCTATGTTCTGCAACTTGTTGATTGCAATCAGTCGCTTTACCTGTGCCTCGGACATGCAGTTGGATAAGTCTTGCCAATGGTTGTTGTCATCTTCGTATGTCATGACACTATCATTCTGACTACCCCAAAAATAGATGTTTCTGACATTTCTGTACAAGTCCTTGGCAATGTCCTCGTAGGTGATGGCAGAGCCATCTTTCTCTTCCTTGCGCTCGACCTTTCTGCGAACCATCGGCTTGCCTTCCTCGCTGATGAACACCTCGAATCCTTCCTGCACAGGAAGTTCCACTGCCGTTCCATCGGTAGGAACATCTATCACGTTTTGCTCGGTAGGTTTATCTCCACCGAACACATCGTGAAAAGCCTTGCTCATGATTGCTCCCATCATCATTGATGCAGCCATGTGCGCTGTTTGCTCTCTGTCTCTTTGGTGACGCTTGCTGCGTCTCTCGTCTCTTTTTGCCATAATTAGCTGTAATTTCTTAAAATGTTATTGAACTCGTCTTCCGACACTCCATCGGCTATGAGGATAGTCAATATCGTGTCAAGACATCTGCTATATACCTCGTTGAATGCAGGCTCGTCCATCTTGGCGAAGCTGATAGACTTGGCTCGCTCCAAGAACTTCTGACCGTTCATGTCATAGAGCGGCTCGCTGAAACCGCTTGTGATAAGAAGTTGCTCACGGAAGGTGTCCTTGGAGCGTAGGTTGATGCGCTGCTGTTCTGTGAGACAATCCCAAGCCGCATTAATCATGGAGAAGAACTTGCGGTGGAACTTCACGTTCCGTGGCTGCACTATCTTCGCCTTGACCACCGAGCCAACCTTTATCTTCCTCAACTCCTCGTAGTCCTCATCTCCATAGGCTTGAAGACCTAGGGAGGTGCGCACAAGATGGATTTCCATACCTTACTTATTGTGCTGGTGGGAATGGTAGGTTTCCTTGTTGACCACCGTTAGGTTGAGACTGCTGATTAATCGGCTGACCTGCGGCGTTGACTTGTGGAGGAAACTGCTGACCTTGTGGCTGCATTGTCTGACCGATTGCACTCTGATAGGTCTGCGGTTGCTGGTAGTTCTGCTGAACTGGTTGGGCATAGGCTTGCGGTTGCTGTGAGCCTGGACGCTCCACCTTCCAACAGTCTAGTTGGTTGAACCATCTGCCATCGGTGCTTTGGTGCGCCTTTGGTGAAATGTGAGCGGTGACAATTTCACCAACTTGGATTCTGAACTGCTGCAACTTGTCAGAGCCATATACTTGGAAGACGGCTCTTGACGGATATTGCTGGTTCAACTCCTCTATCACATAGTTTTGTGAACACCATTGTGTTCCTCTCTGCGATGTGCCTTGTTGAAAAGGCTCTGCGGCAATAATCTTGCCTGTAAATGCTATGTTCATATTCTTACTTAATTAAGTTTGATTCTGATTGACGGCTTTGTCTCAACCTCTTTGAGGTAATACTCGTAATGCTCTGGTTCTGTGTCCTTGAACAATTTGGTGTCGAACCTCTTGGCGGTGGACGCTGCCACGTATGCGTATGAGCCGTATGTGGTCTTGATGGACTTCTGCTTGTTCTCTTCCATCAGGTGCATCAACTTTTCCTTTATTTCGTCTTGGCGAAGCTTCAAGGCATCTATTCGGGCGGTGAGCAATCTGTATTCCTGCTCCAATGCAGAGAACTCTTGCGGCACTTCCACCTCGTACTTGTAGGTATCGTCGTTCTCCAAGTAGGCGGTGGTTAGCTCGTCTATCTTATCGTCAGACACCCTTGGGAGTGGCTGGAACTTGCTCTGACCGTTCTTGAACCACATGCAGACTAGTTCCTTCACCTTTAGCTTGGGATTCATCAGCTCGAACCATCGGGCGTAGATGGATAGTTGCAGGGAAACGTTGTCGTAGAGAAGGGTGCTTGTGGTCTTGTAATCGACCAAATATATGTTTCCATCGTTGTCGGCAAACACACCGTCTATTGCACTGGCGAAATACTTGTTGTCTGTCACAAGATACTCGCTCTCCACATGGTGAAGACCGTATGAAACCAACATGCTGTCGAGTGCTTGAATCTCTTCTGTCGGATTCGGGTATTGCTTGATGTCCGCTCCGAATACGGTACAGAAGAGTTCGAATGAGTTGTGTATCATTCCTCCTCGCTCCGCCGCCTTCATCAGGACGGATTCGGGTATGTCCTTGTAGGTGTCGGGGAAGGCTCGCTTGATGAGCGTACCTGTGATACCAGAGAGTTGTTTCTTGCCAAGGAAGTAGGTATGTTCCTCCTCGTTGAACACCACCTTGCTCTTCTTTAGCTTTATTTCCTTTGTCATATTCCTAACTCCTTTCTCTTAGCTGATAGTGATTGCATGAACTGTGCGTTGCTCATCAATGGCTGATAGGTTTGCATTACCCACACCAAATGGTCTCTTGTCGTGCAGTTGCCAAGATAGGACATGGCCTCGTTGATGTCGTTTGGATGGTATTGCATGGCGGAAGCCGCTGATGCTGAGGACTGTTGTTGGAGGCCAACTTGTTGCTGGTCTTGGGCTTGCGACTGACCTTGCGTGTCTTGTGCGCTGTACTTTGAGGAATAGTCGAACTTCCCTTTCTCAAAGTAGATGTCAGCCGCAACTCCAAGCGACTTCATGGCTACCGACAAGGCATCGGTCAGTGCCATCTTGTAGCACTCATCGCTAACGTATGCTCCGTTTCGCTCCATGGCGACCTCGGACGAGCCTCCTGTGCCAGGAATGGCATCCGACCACTCGTTGTTTACCTTTACGAAAAGGTCTATGTTGCAATATGCCTTGGTCTCACTGCCGTAAGTCTCAGTCCATTGCTTGGTGATTACGTACTTCCATCCGATGCCGCAAACACCAAAGGTCTCTGTCATTGCCTTGATGCGCCACATCGGGTTGATGTCGCTCTTTCCTTTCAGTCTTCCGCTCATGATTGGCTTGATGGCCTCTTGCGGAACGACTCTCAGTTTGTTGTATAGTTCAAGATTTTCCATATTGATTAAGTTTTATTATTCATGTCTCCATTCCCATGAGTTGCAGCAGTAGTCCGTTCTGCTGTCTGCCTTCGGGTTGCCACAACTTCCATATAGGAGACAGTCGTGGCATCCTTTGTTTCTGAATGTCATAAGCGATATGTATAAAAGGGTTTGACTTCTTGTTAAATAAAAAAACTCCACTATTCTCACGAACCGTGGAGGTCATCGACTTTCTTGTTTTATTTAATATGGTTTAAAAATGTACCAAAAGAAAGGGGAGCACGTTCCAACGCTTTTAATTCCTGCCGTGCTCCCCAAGACACAAGCTGAGCCACGCTTTCGCCTAAGGACATGTGTCTGTAGTTCCCTTCTGCATTCATGGAGGCTTAGGACTCCTAGCACTGATTTCCGTATATCTTATTAAATATGTCCAAACAATCAATGTAGTTACGAATGTTTCATCTATTCCAGATTCGTGCTAGCTGCATTAGAACTTTTTGTATGGGTGCGCCTCGTACCATTGATGCTGCCACAAAGTGGGTCACGGCATCGGCACTGCTTCATCACCGACAACTCCAAGACGTTCCCAATTCCACCGATGGTGCAGGTATTAGCCTTGCCACTTCCTCGTCTAATCGTGTGTTGTGGTTGCACACGCTGCTTTTGGCTGCGAGTACCTCTCCAGGAAGGTTTGTCCTATCCGAAACAATGCCTCGGCATCGGGCTTGGGGCGCATGGTGAGACTCGAACCCACATTTAGGATATACCTGTGTCCTTCCTACCGCCCATTCCTACGCTGGTGCGGTGTTTGAACGACATACGCCAATCATCTAGAACTTATGCGACTAATAAAGAAAAAAGTGGTGGTGGGTGGGAGTAGCAATCTCCAAAAAACCTCTGCTGAGATAATACACCTATTAATAACGTAATTAAATATCTAAATTTATTATGACCTTTTTTGAGGTTCACCCACCTTGTCTTTACTCACCCCAGTCTCTGTAGGAGTGGTATATCTCGTTAGTCAACACGCAAAATGCGCCAATCGACAAAATGAACATTGTTGTTGTAAACATATCCTTGTACTATTTATTAGTTTCACAATAGGCTTCCGCCTCCGACTCCATCTCCTCGTTCGAGGCGATTCTGTTTCTCAGCATCCAGTCCTCCAAGTCGCTCTTCTTGAAGTAGAGGACGCTCCTGTTTGGCTTATAGACCGGCACTGTGTGTTGTAGCACCATCTTCCTCACCGTCCTAGGCTGCATCCCTAGGATGAAAGCCGCCTCGTTGATGTTTAGCACGCTCTTGGCTGCTATCTGGGCATAGTTCTCTATGCGGTCCAGTTGTTCCTTAATCTCGTCCATAGGCTCATTGGAAATTAATGGTTTGCTGATGGGCACTGGAAGTGGGCTTGGAAGGCTCTTGTCTATCAGTGCCCTTATCTCTGGGGGTGCATTCCTGCTCTATCAAGGGGAGAATGCCCTTAGTTTTGAGTGCGTCGTAAAGGAATAGTCTTCCCTTCGTTGTCCACTCGGTGTTGTACTTCACGTCATGCTGACTGTTGGAGCGAACGATGTCAACCGCCCTGCTGTGGACATATCCGCCTTGGAGGAACTGACCGTACAATATCCATTGGTCTCTCACCTTGTGCTGGATTTTCATATCAGCCAAAACCTTGTTGAGTTTCACGGCACTCATTCCGTAGTCCTGTGCTATCTGGGTGACGGTCATCGTGGCGTGGCTCTGCAAGATTTGGTCGTAGTAGCTGACCTTCGGGAGCATTTCCGTAATCTTGTTTCCTAACTCAACGTTCTCCTTGCTGATAGTGACTATCTCCTGTTGCTGCTTTCGGTTCTCCAGTGCCAGCTGCTCTCGCTGTTCCTTCGCCTTGACCAGAGATTTCAGAGCTTCGAGATAGTTCTGAGGAACGGATGGCTTGCGATGTTGCTCCTCCAATTCCTTCCACCTCTTGATTAGCTTGGCTCTCGCCTCGTCATTGAACTTGGTGGCAATGTAGAGGCATTCTTCCTTGGTGAGGGAGTAATAAGGTTGCATCTTGTGACCACCATTGTTTATTTCAACCTCTTTTTGCATCAGCTGAAATTTCAGCCCTTGCACCTTCTCCCACGCATCTTCCATTTTTCGTATGGCTTGCATCACATTCTTGTGAGCCTTGCCTGTAACCTCTGCGATTTGTAGCGATGTCATTCTTTCGTTTCCATCATCTACTAGTGTTTGAAGTTCATTCATATTTTAACGTCCTTTAACTTTGTCGCTACTGTTATGTTCGTTTGTAGATATAGAAATCAACCTCGCAATCTCTATCCTCGTAGTACTTGGTCTGTTTCTCTACATAGGTATCAGCCTCTTCAAAAGCATCGAACTGTCCTGCTATGTCTTGACCAATTCCATTGTCCTTGATAACAATATACTCTTTCATAATTGTATTGTTTTTAGTTGAACACTACTTTGTTATTCTCCACACCCCCGAAGTTCTCCAAGGCATCCTTTCTGATTGCGATGGCTCGCTCGTTGTGGGTGATATATCGGAGTGCCTGGTATAATGCCGTATAAGAACAGCTATGCTTTCTCATCAGCTCATTCCGATTTTTTGGCGAGACCGATATAATTTTTATCTTTTTTGCTTGCATATCTTATTTATTTTATTTATATTTGCAACCATAAAACTATTTCAGATTTAATTCTGAATTGATTTCGAGTGCAAAGATAATCAAATTCGCCTAACCTTCCAAATGTTTTGGAAGAAAAGTTATCCCGATTTGCATTATTTAATTATGGTTTAAAAGTGTAAACAATATGGAAAGTACTGTATTTCAGAGAATTAAGATGTATATTGATGTTAAGCAAATATCATTAAACGCATTGTCTAAGACGTTAAATATGAATCAATCTACTGTTCTTAGGCAAGTTAAAGGTGAGCAAACTCTATCTTCTGCGTTGGTTGAAAAGTTCTTGGCAGCTTACCCCGATGTGTCTAGTGAATGGCTGATGCGTGGTAAAGGCTCAATGGAGTTATGCAAATCTGCTGTAAATTCGGAAACGAATATCGTTAGTGCGACAAGCATTGCTATGGTAGCCGACCCAATCCACGACCATCGTGACGAGCCTCAGCAGGAGTCCATTTGGCAAGCCAAGTACGAGGAACTAGAGAAACGCTACGACCAACTATTGTCTATCCTAGGCGGTGGTATGCTCCAAAGTAAAGTAAATGTCGGATAATTAAAATGTGGAGGAAATGAAAAGGATATTTATTGCTTTAGCATTATTATTGAGCGTGGTATCTTGCTCTGCCCAGATGGAGTGGAATACTAAGAATTATAGTGCCTATGACGAGAGTAAAGGTTATGCTTGGAATTTGCCTTGGGACAAGAATCATACTTGGGCTAAACAACAAGGATTGGAAGCTCATACCGTGTTCCGTGCTTGCCAAACGCAAACTGGTATTGTCGCCTATCTAAACTTCCAGCCGCTCATAAAAGAATCTACCTATGATTCTATATTAGACATCTATGACAGGATGGTTGATTTGTTTGCTTATCAGGATAAGAGGATGGCATCTAAGGGTGTTGTAATATCAGGAAGAGACGCTTCGCCTAGTATGCTTAACAAAGTTCCTGCTATAAGGGTGTATTATGTCTCAAAGGAAATAAAAGGAGGAAAAGTTGTAAAGACACATTGCCTACAATATTTTCTAAAAGGTGATATGGGTACATACATTGTTACTACAAAATGTGATAGTGCTGCTTATGCCAAATATGGCATAGCTTATATGGAGGGGGTTCTTAAAGGTTTTGTTTTATTAGAAGAAGATGAATAAATTTTATTATTACTTGATTTTGATTGTAACATTCTTTGTCCTATGGGCGATAATGGTTACATTGTTTGTCGTTATGGAGGAGTTTGGCTATAAAGCTGGTCCTGTATTGTTCGTTGTAGTTTTCTCTATTATCTTTGGTGTGATAGGTGCTATGAAACCATGGCTTAAAAAGAAGTTGAAAATAAAGTAATGTCAGAAGTAACTAACGAACAAAAGTTGTATGTCCTTCTGAAATACAAGAAGAACCGAACGGAAAAAGATGGGCGAATAATCTCTATCTTAAAAGAAAAGGCTCAGTTGGGTTCTGGCAATTTGGAAGAAGCTGATAAGGAGTGCTGCAAGCAAGGGTGGCTGAATACTATTCATGTAGTGAAGGAGTTGGGCTATACCACAAAGTACTCACACAAGATAGAGTTATCTGATTCGGGGCTGTCTCAGATAGAAAAGTTTTGGAGAGAGTCTAAGTATAATCCTAAAAATATACAGAAGTCTAGACTTAAAGTTTGGATTCCTATTGTCTGCGCTATTTTAGCAGCACTTGCAGCCCTTGCACAGCTACTATTAGAGCTATACAGGACAGAATCCATTCAATAGCGTAAAGTATGCGCTTAATCTCTTTTATATCATCTTCTTTCATAAGCAAAAGTTTTTGTTTAACAGAGGCAAAGTTACGACTTTTTCTGGCTAGTCGTATATGAATTACATAGTTTAACACAATAAAAGGCATCGGGTGTTGTACTCGATGCCTTTGCGGTTACTTGTCAAAGAACTTGTCTATGAGACCCATCGCCTCATCCTTCTTCTTATCTACTATCTTTGCGTAAATCTCTGTGGTTGAGATTCTTGAATGCCCCAATAGCTTGCTGGTGGTGTAGATGTCAGCACCTAGCGTGAGCATCATCGTAGCGAACGTGTGCCGTGCAGTGTGGAAGGAGACGTGTTTGGTGATTCCTGCCGCCTCTACCCATCTTCTGATGTGTTGGTTGAGGTTGGGAAGGCGTACCAATCCCTCGAAAACCAATGTTCCCTTGTGTTCTGGCAGCCAGCTCACCGCCTCGTTTGAGAGGGCATAGGTCAGGTTGCGCTGCGTCTTCTGCATCCTCTTGGTAAGACGGTATGTTACCGTGCCGTCCTCTCCTGTGTATTCCTCTATGTCAGACCACCTTAGCTGACGTATGTCGGAATACCTCAGACCGCAAAAGCACGAGAACATGAAGGCTTGCTTTGATAGTGAATACTTGATGTCGGTGGATGCCAGCTTCCTCACTTCCGTCAAGTCCAGATAGACACGCTCGCTGTCGGGTGTCTGTATCTTGTCGTTCGGGTCTATCAAGTCTATGGGGTTGTGGGGCATAACCTCGTCCCTCACGGCTTTCTTCATCATGGTGTTGAACAGCGTGAAATAGACTTTCTTGGTGACCTCACTCAACGGCTTGCCAGTGTGCTTGCTCACGGCTTTGTTGTTGAGGTAGTTGATGAATCCCTCGCAAAACCTCTTGTCTATGGATGCCATCGTGGTCTTCTCCCCTGCGTATATCAGGATGTGTCGCTCCACGTTGTTGATGGTGTTGACGTACTCCTTTCCCCTCGTGGTCTTCCTCTTGTACTCACGGAATGTCTTTATCCATTCGGTGAAGAGCGTCTTGCTAGGCTCTTTCCTCACGATGATTCCGCTGCGGTTCTGTGTCAGTTCCATTATCTTCTTGGCTTGCATAGCCTTGATGAGCCGCTTGGTCTCCTTGTTGGTCGCCACGGCTTGCGCCCTTCCTGCTCCCTTCTCTGGTAACAGATAGAGCTTCGGGTATTCGTAGTACCGCCTTCCGTTGATGCGGTATGCCAGGTAAAGGCTTGTCTTGCCGCTAGGCATAAGCCTCTCCCTTATCTGCACGATTTCTTTCTCTTTCATAAGCTAAATGGTTTGTCGGGTGCAAAGATAAAAATAAAAAATGAAACTTCCAAATTTCCAGCACCCAAATAGCACCCAATTTTGTGTATAATAGGGGTATATCAGATGTATAATAGAATAGGCTTTTTGTGTTTTCCAAAATATGTAACGATATGATAACCAACGGTTTGGTTGTACATCTAATATACATCTATTGACATATTGAAAAGATATATAATGTTTTTGTATAATAT